GACAATCTCGTTTAGTTTGGTTTTGGCGAAGTGAATTATACGAGATTGTCACTTACGCACAAAATTCAAACAAAGATCAACAGCCCCTAATTAAAGGGGTGACAGGTTTTGTAATTGAAAAGCTGATTGAAACAACTTCAGAGTGCAGGCCAAATATATTCACTGCTGTTATTTTTGCAAGATATTCACCTAAGCCTAAAGGCGGGATATCACACTGGGTGTAACTCACCTTATCTTTAGACATTAAGGTATTGTCAGAGCCATTGACCGAATAAAAAGCAATACTAAAACTTTCAACAGAAAATGGTGCAGGGTGCGCCCATTTTAATAGACCAATACCATCGGTGTTTATGTGTACTCGGACATCATTAACAGCTTGTGGTTTTCCAGTAACATAATCACTGTTTGGTGTTAAATCTTGCTCGCCAGGCTTTAAATCATCTGCCCACAAAGTTGGCGCGTCTTCAATGGCAATCACTGTTACACCGCCATCAATTCTAAAGCGCCTTTCAACAACCCGATACACCTTATTATTAATCGCTTCTCTTGGTAAATTAACATAAATAGTGCGACCAACTGCAGCGGCTAATCCCGCATGTTTTAGGGGGATTTCAATGCTGCCTAAACGGGATTGTTCAAGCTTAATAGCAGATAAACGCTGCGCTGTTGTACTGCTTCGCACAAAAGGTAGGGTAATTGATTTTTCAAGTGGCTGATTATCATGTAATTGATATTGCGACGAAATAACAGGCGGCGCATCCGTACGCTCATAGTTTTGATTTGGGTCGGTAAATGTGGCTCTGACAATATTGGCTCTATCACGCAAGTCTGCATGCCATTTAATTTTGACATTGCCATGTACATCTTTTTGATTGATAGTAAAGGTGGGTTGACCATACCAAGCACCAACCCTGATATACCACTGGCCCATCTGGCGAAACACTTTACCAGCGAAGCTTTGCTCTAACTGATTTAATACAGCTAAAGGATTTGATGTAAACTGAAACGTGCCATTTACGGTATAGCGTTTTTCAGTCGCGAGCTCATCGTTTTTATCTGTAAATTCAACATCTTCATCAGCAACATTGGCTGCAGCCATCCACCAATTGATGGGTAATCGACTAAAAGGCACTTCATGGGCACCAAAAAACCTAACATAGTGCAGGGTGTTTAATACCGCGTTTTGTGTCCAGGACCAGGTTGTTTCATCATCTGCATTTTGGGCTGGGTTTCTTGGGTCCCAAACGCGTACGCCACGTATTAAAAACTCGCAATCACTAATGCCATCGGGGAATATTTCCCGATCGTTTTTAAACTCAATAAATACATGTGCCTGGTTAAAACCAATATGTTCGCTAGTCCAACCTGCCATTTTATTAACTGCAGCAAGATTCGCTTCTGCGTGCCTGCCATCACTGATTGAATAGCCATAACTATCACTTGGATATTCACTTAGCTTTTTATCAGCAATGTAGATTTCTTCTAATGCATCAATGGGCGCACCATTTATTAAAACAATCAACTGAACCCATTTGGTTTCATCACGTTCAACTTCAGCTTGATGCGCAATAACACCACCAACTCTATCTCTACCAAATGTAATACGCCTGGGCTGGTCAATGCCTTTTTGTAACCCCTTGTTTAAAGTCGCATTATCAACTTCAGGTTCATCGGGAGTAAGACTATCCCACAAAGCCCCAAGCGTATTATCAAAAACAGAGCGGCCAAGACCAAATAAATCACCGCCCGTATCTACAACTAAATCAACAACTTTACTCATCAGTTTGCCCCATGAAAGCACTTAATGAATAAACACATTCAATAGCCTCAAAAGGCAAAGTGACCAAGCCATTTTCACCAACACAAATGACCTGATTGATATAAACAATGCCGCCTACTAATTCATCTTGATAATTAACCAAAGCAATATCACCACGTTTGGTATATGTAGGATTGATAGAGGTGTTTAACCACTGTTTAAAGATACTTTGAACATCATTAAAACCGTGTTTAAATAATTGTTTAAAGGCCCCTTTTTTGGTGAGATATTTACCTCTAAAGTTTAAACCTAAATCTTTACCGCAAGCACACAAAATCCAATCACAGACAAATAAACAACAATCATGTTTACCCCATTCAAAAGGCATGTTTTCACGCTCGGCCAAAAAGGTGTTTAACTTATGGTTCATAACGATTGCCTCTATTACCAATGTAATTACCTGGTTGCGTATCATGAAGATTTTGAGACGTTGCAGCGTGTTCACTAAAAAACTTATCATCAGCAAATAGGGCGCTTTGAGTGGCGTGATTCCAACGTTGATTAAGCCTTGCTTGTTTCCAGCGTTCACTTTCACCTGCAACAGATAAGGTGATTTGTGAAATATCCCCGCGCTCTACTTCATTTGAAACGATATAACCACTTTCTAATACCTGACTGTTACTCACGCGGTATTGCTCATCTAAAGTCATTAAATAGATTTCACACTCCCTGCCAATGGGGTCGTTTTGTGCAATTTCCCCAAGTACTGCGGTATCTGTGGTATTAAGGGTTAGTCTAATGCGGTTGGTATTATTGTTTTCACCTGCAGGTATTTCACTGACTTTGCCAAGCATGCCTAGACCATGCCATTTCTGACCTTGAAATAAACGCTCCCCCACACCTGTATGCAAAAACAAATCACCTGTTTTAAAGCCCAGACGAACAAAAAATCGTACACGGCCATGGGCTGATAAATCAGTAATAAGCTGAGATTTAATAGACTCCATTAAAAAGCCTCCCTGCCTTTAATGCGCCAACTAATCACAATGCCGTTTTTATACCTGGCACTGGCAATACCTTGCTTGTTATCAGCTAAACGAAAAACCCCCTTGGGTTGCTTAAAATAAAGGGGGGTATTATCAAAAGGAATAACGCGCATCGGAGATTCAAACACAATATTGGCACGACCAAACGCATCACTGACTAAATCTTTGGTTAACATTTTAAGTTCAGCAGCACTGCCATCACCTAATTGAAAGCGTTCACCCGCAACAGCCAAAGTCTGGCTAACAGGTAAACCATCAATCAACAGGGTATTACCATCTTGATTAGCACCTGCCACAAATGCACTGAAACTTTTATCAAGTTGCTCACGACGATAATCAAACATTAAGAACGTACCGACTTGACCACGTAAGGAAGCCATAAACGCATCAAGTGTCAAAGCATCTTTTTCAGGTACATTGGCAATTTCAATTTCAAATTCCCAATACGCACCTTCAAGATCATAAATCTCAGAGGCATTATTAGCCTTGCTGACATAGCTTTGGCTATTAGGCACCAGTCGAAATACACACGTTTTAGGTTTTTTGGGTAAAGGCAATAACAACATAGCAAACCAAAATAATGATGATTAATTTGAGTAAACTATATAAAGAAAATGAAACTGAAATGAATGGAAAACACTTTACAGTGAAGGAGTTAGGTCGTAAATTACTCACGGTAAAGTAATATTTATCTAGATGCAACTATAAAATAATTTAACGGAAATTTAAAATGGCTCTTGTAATAGAGCCATTCACATATTTAGGTTATGAAATTAAATAATTTCTTCTAATTTTAGGTTTAGATATTTAGTGACGGAATACGTACCATCCGCATTTAATTCTTTAGTTCGCTTTACACGTTTTGCTTCATCAACTGAAATAATCTCTCTACCACCAAGATTAGATGAGTGTGGAAGTGTAAAACCATGCTCAACCCTATGGCCCCTCAGCACATTTAAATCATAATCAATCCAATATCTGTTCTTAATGTCTGGATGCAAGGTAACGGTACTTTTACAAGACTTGATGTTATTCATTGATTCTAGACAGTGATCAAAAGTGACAGATTGATTTAATCCTGAAAAGTAAGATGTAATTTTAAAAGGTGTTTCGATCCCTGGTGCTTTATAGTCAAAGGTAACTAAAATCTTAGCGTTGTTTTTATTGCCAGCACTAATGTTGATATTTTCATTTACCGTAAACTTAGAAGATTTTGGTTGTTCTTGTGTAGTACTACAAGCCGTTACAGATATAGCCAAAATAGATGTTGTTAAAAGTTTTGAGATTTTATTCATAAGATACAGACCTTAGTTAAATATATTGCACAGTATAATTATTAAAATAATGATACTCGCATGTTGGAAAATTGATTAACATCATATTTGGGTACAATTTATTTTGCTATCTTTTATTTTAAAAATACTCACATAATTAAGGAAAATCTATGCCAGGAAAAATCACCTTGCCTCACAAATGTCCAAAATGCGGCACTATTGCCAAAACAGAGCCTGAACTAGATAGGGTTTTTGGTTATCGAACTAAAGATGGCGGCATTACAAACCAGAGTCAATGTAAAAAATGCAGGTAAACGGCTAGATTTTGAGGTGGTTGAACCTTAATTACCTCTAAACATCAAGCTGCCCCTCTAATGGCTCTAATTATTGAGCCATTTTCGCTAATATTCCCCACGATGTACGACTCAATTTGCCTACCAATATCATTGCCGATTTGCTCACTACCTTGTTTATCTGTATTACCTTCAACGTTTATTTGATTGGTGATATTTAAAGTGATGTTTTGACCATTATTAGCCGATGAACCTTGGTTAATGCGTTGTGCTGCAGATGAGATTTCAATATTTTGTTTTGGGCTTAGGACGCGTTCTCCGCGCTGTAAAAGATATGTTGATTCATTTGGTACGTAATCTAAACCACCGTGTGCAATACCAACGGGTTGCTGTGCTTTAATTTGTCTTACTTGTTGCATGCCCATTGCAACGGCCGCAACTGCAGCTGCGGCACCAAGGGCAGGACCAACAATGGGGATAGGGGCTAATGAGTTAAAAGCACCCGTTGCACTTTGATAGGTATTCATTATTGCTTGAGCAATGCTAAATGCTTTGTAAGCTTTAAAGGCTTTTTTACTTTGGCCTGCCATGGCCTTGAAACCTGCTGCACCTAAACCGATAACAGCTTTTGTTTTATCTGCAGCGGTTTGTTTTTCAAAATTAGCAAATGTTGAAATTTCTTGCTGTAGTGAGCCTGCATAGCGGTTTTTTATTTGAAATAACCGTTCCTGGTGTGCGGCTTCATCTGCTTCACGTTGGCTGTGATAACCTGAAGCGGCATTAAGTTCTGTTTGTCTTTCAATGTCTTTAATGCTGTTATCTGCATTGTGTTTTATTTCACCTAACTCATCATTGGCTGCAAGTCCTAATGATGCTCGGCGCTTTGCATCAACGCGTGCTTGTTGTCTTGCTTGCTCTAAATTTAATTCATTATTGTAAGCTGCAAGTGCTTCTCTACTTGAAAACCCTTTGATAATTGCTAAGCGATTTTCTAAGTCAGCTTTTAAATCATTTTGTCGTTTTTGCTCAGCTTCATTGGCAGTTCTGGTTTTTTCGTTTTCACGCTTTTCAGTGAGGGCTTTAACATCATCAGTGTATTTAGCTTCTAAGTTTTTAAGGATGGCTGTGTATTTAGTTTTATTGCTGACATCAGTTTGTGCTGCGCGAACAACCATTTGTTTTTTGTTTTCATACGCTGCTTTTAATCTGGTTTCTTCAGCTAATAAGCTCAGCTCTAACCGTCTAATGTTATCTGGTAATTCAGAAGCAGCAGTGTTTTTAGATTTTCCATCTTCAACTTGTTTGAATTTTATTTTGTCTAAATTGTTATTGAAATTGGCAATTTGCGCATTAGATTTGATTATCGTTGTGCGTAGCTCTGTTTGTTCATGAATATATTTTTTAATTGAAGCAATCTTTTGCTTATAACCAAAAGCTGTACGTTCGTCAGTGGCATTGCTTGCAAGTGTGTTATATTTTTTTAATTCTATGTATGCTTTTGCAATGGCCTGAGAGTAATTCTTCATCTTGTTTGAGTTCAGTTTCAATTGCGCACGGGCGCTAACATTTTTCAATGAATCAAAAGCAGAAGTTAAATCATAGATATGTTTTTCAAGTTTAACGCTTTTATTACTGGCATCATCTGAGCTTGTCGCAAAATAGGCAATTGCCAGTGCAGCTGTTACTGCAACACCCACTGGACCACCGAGCAACCCCATTGAAACTGATAATCCACGACTCACAATTGATGCTCTTGCAGCTGCTACACTATAAGTATTCGTTGCATGCGTGAGGGCGGTTTGTGTTGCAATGGCGTGTTGATTTGCTGTCGCTAGTTTGGCAATTGCTTTGGTACGTAAATGCGTTTTTGAGGCAACTTTTAACGTATGGGCCGCGTAAGCTTTTTGCTGTAGGGCGCGTTTATTCTCAAGTATGGCGGTTGCCTGACTTTGCTTTGCAAGGGCCATTTCAGAGAGTAAAGCCTGATTTTTAGCAGCAATATTCGCGACAAAACCTTTGGTGCTTTTAGCAACAGCACCTGCTAAATGACCTGATAATACAGCAGCCAGCACCCCTGCACTGGTTGCAAGTCCGGCTGCCAATTCTTCATTTTCACGTAAAGCTGACATACCATCCGTTAAAGTATCCACCACACTTGTCACAGCAAAATTAACGGGTTCTTCATATTTACGGATAAGCCTTTGATATTCGTTGCCCATTTCGGCAAAGCTTGCATTGATTTTACCTTCAGTGGCCTCGGCTGCACCCGCGTATTCATTGAGGGCTGTGACAAGATATTTTTTAAACATCTGACTTGTGATTTGACCATCATTCACCATACGCCTGAAACCGCCAGCGGCTTGGCCTGCTGCCTTATCAAGCTTTTGCATTAAACCAGGTAAAGGCTCTGTAACCTGATTGAGTTCTTCAGCGCGCAATACACCTGCAGTCATACCTTGGGCGATACCAAACAAGCTTTGCTCTAACTGTACATTGCTAGCACCTGACTTTGCAGCCGCATTTGCCATACCTTCAAGTATGGCTTTTCCTTGGGTTTGGCTAATAACACCTGCTTCTTGTAGTGTTAAAAGCTTGCTATAGGAGTTTGATAAAACGGTGTATTTTGTATTAAGTCTATCTGCAGTATTAAATAAGTAATCTTGAACTTTATTATATTCAGCTGAAGAACTTGTTAAGCCTTTTAGTCTTTGATCTAAAAGTTGCGCCGCACCTGTGTCACGAACAAACATGGTTGCAGTGCCGGCACTGATAGCCGTGGTAATTGCGAGTGCCACACCAGAGTATGAGCGCTCAAGTAAATTTAGTGACTTTGTAAGTGAGCCTTGCTGTGTCATGGCTTTTTGTTGTGTCGCTGATAAACGTTGATTTGCAGCAACCTGTTTTTGTATCACACCCGGGAGTTGATTTAAATCACGCACATTTTTTTGTGCGCCAGTTGTAACCGCTTTACCGTCGTATCGTAAGCGTAACGCCAGGTTCAGGTTGTTGCTCATCAGGTCGCCTTATCATTGCCAGAATACTTCTTTCAAGAAGTTGTAATTTGTCAAAATCTTTTGGGGTGAGATTAATATTGCTATAACCCCAGGCAATATCAGCACGTTGATAATCAAGGGCAATTTCAATACCGTGATTATCATATTGCCATTGGGTGCCCGCACTTGTAATTGCTTGTGCTGCTAACCAGTTACAGGGTAAAACATGTAAATCTGTTTGTGCTTGCGCTATTTGTGCTTTTACTGGTGCACCAAAGTGGGCTTCATCACTGCTTAATACGTTACTTTGTGCTGCCAAGTCGCCCACAAACCACCTAGCAACATCGATTAGTTTTTTTCAATAACCCGATACTGGGCGTTAACACACTCAACGGCTAAACGACCAGAAATCGCGCCATAGACAAGCATTTCATCTAAAGTCTCTTTATCAAAAGGCACGTTTTTTCCTTCATCATTAAAACCTGACCAACCAACTAATAAATCTTTCACCGTCTTTTTATCAGAGACTTTTTCACCTGTTGTCATAGCCGTTAATGTAACCTCATCGACTAATTTAACCTGGGCGGTAAAATCAAACAGCACGCCGCCAAATTCAAATTTCACTGGGCAATCAATTAAAGCTGAAGAGAGTTTTTTTAAACATGTTAATTTCATTTTTTTACTCTTTTAATATTTGTGTAATAGAGGGTTATTCAAAGTCGGATATTAAAAATTAATCACTCAAAAACGAAACTTAATTCATCATTACCCGCACCACTTGGCACAAGCTTGCCATCAAATTCATACCCCGTGAGTTCAGACTCTAAACTGGCATATTTAGGTTGCGGCATTTGAAAGCGACCCAGCACAGTGACTTTTTTACCTGCAGCTGTGCCGTGACTAAATTCAAAGTTTTGGATTTTTCCAACATCGTCAAAAGGATTAAAAGCAGTTAACGCATCAGCAGTTAAAGTAATGTTCGCGCTTGACTCATGACCTGCAATAATGATTTCCTCATAATTAATGGCGCGGTCAAACACAACATTGTTACCCATATCAATATTAAGCTTGTGCAAAGTGCGCTTGGTATTGTTCAGTTTGAAATCTGAACTTGAAGCAACGCCCAGTGTTTCTGGTCGCTTCCAGCGCTCCCAATCAACAGCGGGCGCGGCAGTTGATGCAACTGGCGGACTAAACAAACCTTTAAACTGCCAGTTGAGTTTTGGTATGCCCTTTTCAAGTGACAAACTCACGGTACCTAACATTTCACTGATTTTATGGGTATTACTGCCAAAGCGCATTAAGCTGATTGCTTTGGTTGGCGTACTTCGGGTGTATGTCACACTTGATGCATTGGCAACTTGAACAAAACCACACGCTAGCATTAATGGTGCAAAAGCAGGGGTTGCACCTGCTGTACCACTCATCGCAAGGGGCGTTTTAAAGTTTAAGGTAATATGCTCACCGTAAAAGACCTCTAAACTTGCGCCACTGTAAGCTGTTTCCAGTTCATCTTTATCAGCCTCACTTTCAATATTAAATTCAACATCTGTGGCATAAATCGCATGAGAACCCGACAAAGTTGTGCCCAGACTATCTGCTAAAATCATCTTATCTTTAAAGCGCCAACTGCTCATTGCTTTTGCTCCTGTCTAAATAATTCATCGTTTTTAATTTCAAATGCACCTGATATTTCAGGTAATTCTTTTTGCGCTGTTTTAATTAAATGCTGGGCTTGTAGGGCAAGCTTTGTTGCATTTGATAGCGCAAAAACAGTTTCTGATTTTTCAGCGCTCTCATTAATATTTGTATTTTCAATGTGCTCACTGACAGCTTTGGTATTTTTTTGCTTGTTCATTCAATTACCCCTCTATTACTTTTGTTTTTACTGTTACGTTACCAACGACTTTAAACTGACACTGATAAATCAAATTATTGGTTTCACGGCTCAGCTCAACCGTTCGCCCTCGATGTAATTTAATCGGTTGCCAGGGGGAGAACGCACACCCTGCAATCGCCTGCTTTACTTTTGAGCGAAGCGTTTTAATTTCGGTGTCAGAATTTTTATTTCCCGCCAAACAGGGCAGTACTATCATCACAGCAAATATTTCAGTGACAATATATTCATCCTCACCTGTGACACTGCCTGCATCGTCGTAATTATCATCAAGGGGTAAAACGTACAAAGTAGGGGATTGAACGCCTTTTTTGCGCGCTGCATTAAAATCAGCTGCAAAACCCACACGGGCAATCTTTGCATCACGCAGTACTTTATCTATTTTGTTTAAATCAAAATTAAACATGCTTTAAACCCCGTTTAAACTGCTTTTAAAAATCAAACCCTGCGTAGTATTTAAATGGGTCATTACTAAATCAACCAACACTAAATTAACCAATCGTCGATAATGTCGTTAATTTCATCCGCCTGGTAAGTATCAATACCAACGATTGGCCGTGCGGGTAGTGTCACACTTTTATTGCGCCCAACTTTGCCACCAAAATGATGTACGGCCGCATAAACCTCACCTAAGCCATGCTCTAAGGTATTGCCTTGCACATTGTGGGTAATGGAGTCGGCCAGATTTCGTGTATCAGTGAGCGTTAAACCGCTGCGCTCTTTTGCAGCCTCGCTTTGCTCCCACTTTGCACCGCCAGGAGACATTTCACGCGAAAAACGATGCATGACATCTGAGTCTAAAAACGCGCCAATTTCATCAAGCACGGTTTCAGGTTGCTCAGCTTTACCCGCTAACAGCGATAAACGCGGGATCGCATTACCACTAATATCAATAAATACCCCAGCCATCAAAAACTTTCCAAGTTAAAGCTGCTGTAAACTTTTTTAGTTCGCATGCTGGTTGTACTGCTTACTGTGGATGGGTTTTTAATTTGGATCACGCCTTTACTAACCTTATCTAATTGGCGCATCGCAAAGTTTCGTTTATCTGAAATATCTTCACTTTCAGCATTTATGCATAATTCATATGTCATTAAATCAATGTAAACACCTGGTAAAACCGACACGTCAATTTCAGCCTGCGTGAGATTAAATCGAGCGACATAGCCCGTTATTAGGGCGCTGACCGCTTTGTCACTTTCTAAATACCAAGCGTTAATTTGTTCTTGTAAGGCGCTTGCAGGCGAATTTAATAAAGCCAGTTCTACATCTTCGACTTTAGGGGTATTTTCATAATCACCCACTTCACCAAATTTACCCGATACAAATTGCAGCAATACATTAATACCAATTTTATTAATAACCTGCTGAGGACTTGCAAACATAACAGTCTCTTATAAATGATGTGTTAGTAAAAATAAGGTTTGATAAAAGGGACGCAACCAAACCTTAACCAGGAAATACTTAACCTATAAAAGCTGAACCTATGAAACTGAAATTAAGGTGCAGTAAAGCCAATAACATCCGTGAGCAATAGGCCGCAGTCCTTAGCAATAGCCACTTCACAGACAGATTCGCCCACTTGTACTTCTATACCACCGCGCAGTCCTGCGGCCACTTCACGACTACCAGAAACCCGCTCACCATATTGTGCAGTAAGAGAGAAGGTCATTCTGTTATTCGTTGTTGATGCAAGTGGGTCAACATACGTCATGGCAAGGGAGTCTTTCCAAGCGCGCTCTAAGACCATGGCTTCACCTTTTTTAGCTGTATTAATACGTGCCATACCGACATTAATCGTATCCAGCTCTAATGTTTCTTTAATAAATGACCAAGGCACTAATCCTTCATCACCTAAAGAGCCGTTGTACGCTTTAATCATTTTTTTATTGGTTCTAATAGCGGTTGCTACTTTGCTGGACATAGTAAATGTATTCGGACGCATCAATGGGGTATCGAGCATTTCCAAAAAGAATGGCAAAATATCTAAATCTGGGTCGTCTAATCTTTTAAATTCAGCGCCACTGAGCTTTTGGTGAGTGCCAAAGTTGTCAATTTTGTTATATAACTTGGCAACACGGACTTCGCGAGACAATAAAATAATATCGCTGATGGCTTCAACTGCATGATTACGCGGGTTGTAATTGGCAGGTGCGTTTTCTTCATCCACTTTTGGAATGACATCGGCGAGTCCAAAGTCTTCACAGCTTTGCGTTTTGTTACCGACACTAAATTCAATTTGATTGGGTGCAGATTTTCGACCAATACGGGTATCAGGCACAGAAAAGCGCTCTTTTGTGTCAAACACATTATATTTAAATTCCATTCTACCCACAGGGCTACGCGGACACACAGTATCTGCAATCAATCTGGTATTACGATATGCAATCGCAATGGCAGTTTGTTCAATGGAAGGCGTAAAAGGCAGGCCACCACTCATGTTAAATTCCTCATCGCTATTGATAGCGAAGTTAGTTAAATATTAAAAAACAACCGCTTTATTTGACGATTAAAAAAGGTGATATTGTGGTGCTGCCAATGGTGCCAAGCTTGCCAGATTCAAGCGCAATACCCAGCGCCCACACCTCGGCATCTTCAACATATCCCGCCTTACTAAATGCAACGGCTTTACCATCAGCATCCGATACCAGTACATCACCCGTGGCAACATCACCGCCGTATTCGACATTTCCAGTTTGGTCCATGACGACATCACAACGCATTTCTGTATTGCCATTACTTGAGCCATGCTCACTTAACCCCGCAATCGGGTCTGCAACACCCGCCGATTGGTCAACACTAAAGTCAGCTGCCGAGTCAAAAGCCACAATGCGATAGGGATCAATAACCGCATCGGTGCGAAAGTTTTTAATAAATCCAGGATTGGCCATTATTTAGCTCCTTGAATATGGGCTATGGCAGTCGAGACAGAAATAATAATGCCTTTATCCGCTTGTGACTGTTGATAATCAGATGCTTTACTTGCAAGCTCTGTAGAGGTTAAATCCGCATTGTCTTCATCATCACCTTGTGAGAAGTCCTTAGTGAGCTTTGTTTGCTCGGGTAAACCTTGTAAAAACGATTTAAACCACTCACTTGGCTTTTGTGTTTTGTCACCATCAGATGCTGCGAATTCAAAGGTTTTACTTTCATCACCCTCAAGGTCTGCCATAAATTCAGCGACACCTTCCGTGTTTGTCAGGCGAGGGGATTTGCCGCCGTTTATAGTTGCTTCAATAAAAGTACGCGCTGTAGATATGCGTTGGTTATATTCAAGCTTTGCGTTTTTCTTTTGCTCTGCTGCTAATTTATCTTCCAGGGCTTCTTGCTCTTCTTTAGTCAAAATAGAGTCCTCTTTGTTTACGTCATTAGAATTGTTTTCGTCATTAGGGTTGTGTTCGTTAAAATCATTTGGATTTGAATCGTTGCTTTCTTTGCGCTTTTCATGCTCAGCAATAATGGTGTCTTCTTTGAGCCAATCACTTGACCAAACTGGAATGACCTTATCAGCGGTTTCGATATCATGCTTTTCAATAAAAAAATCGCGCAGGTTCTTAAAAAAACCAGTGAGTACATTGGAAGTATCAAGTGCGACAGACTCGATTTTATCGATAGCAGCAAATTCAAACACCTGGGCTTTTTCATCATCAGCATTGAATTGCCATTGCAAACCTGAAACAGCAGGGGGCTTACCACCCAAAAAACCGATGTGACCTAATTCGTAACCGTTATCTACTGCATTTAAGCGTACTGAACGATTGGGGTAGCGTTTGTCTTCTACTGCTTGGGCAAACTCAGCACTAACATCTTCAGCTTTGGCAAACAAAACACCGTCTTCAACTTTTAACTCACTGGCCCAACCCCACGCTGGGTCGTCCGTTTTTGGGTGGCCAATCACAAGGGGTGATGTTTTTGGTGAGAAATTAGTCACAACAGAATTCAAATCAGCATCACTAAAATTTTGTGTGCTGCCTTTTGAATCTGTGTGCTGGCCAGATTTAAAAATCTCAAACCAGGCAAACTGTGTATTGGTAGATTTATTGTTTTTGGGCATGTGATTAACCAATTCTTAAATAATAAGGTATGGCAATCAGTTTATGGAAACTAGGGAAGTGGCACTTCTGGAAAACACTTTACAGTGAAAGATATTGAGGGATATTTATAGACTAAAGCGACTGACAAAAAGGTGCAAGTGATTTTATGGAGTCAATAAATTTAACGTTATGCGATTTTAATCAAGTATCTCATATAGTGTTGTTATTATTATTGCAATCACTTGCTGTATCATGCAATATTAAAAAATAATACATTCAACAACATATGCTTATAAGCATTTAATAACTAGTATGGAAACTGCAATGTCAGAGAATATTTTTACAATTTCGTATAAAGTACCAGAAACTGAAGATCATTCGATAGATGCAGAACTTTTAGGACATAGCTTAATTTCACTTAAACAAGCGATTGTAATTGCAGATAAAAAAATAAATGGCGATGAATCACAGGTTAATGTCCGTGTAAAGGCTAATCCTCCGGGCTCATTCGGTGTCGAATATAGTGTTCTGCAGTTACTAGACGGTGCTATAGATGTTGTTAAATACCTAGGCCTTACAACTGCAGTAACATCAGCTAGTATTATTGCTATTTTACGCCATATAAATAGCCGCCCAATAGAAGCAACGATAAATTTAGATGATGATAAAAATTCAACGATTGTCCTAGCAGATGGCGAAGAAATTACTTGTCCTAATTTGATGAAAGATCTAATTTCGAATAAAGATTTCAGAGATAAATTCCAAGGCGCATTATATTCACCAGTATCTACCGCAAAAAATCCAATTATTGAATTAAAAAACGAGAATGGTGAAACTATTGAAACTTTTAAAAAAGAAGATATAAATAGTTTCAAAAAATTACCTAGAAATTCGTTAACAGAGACTAAAGAAAATAAAAAAACAGTCCATATAAGGTTAATTCAAATAAACTTCGATAAACCAGGTGGTTGGAAAGCGGAATATTTAAACGACTTAATTACAGTCAAAATGGATGATGCTATCTTTATCAATCAAGTAAATGAAAATAAGCAAAACTTTACTAAAGGTGATTTATTTGAAGTAGATTTAAATAAAATAGAGAAGCTTGAAAATGGAAATCTTGCTACAATTAGATACGTAGTAACAAAAGTTCATAAGAGAATAACTCGATAAAAAAGAGATTAAGCAATGGATCAAACATCATATTTAATAGTTGAAAAAGGGGTTCTGTTAATCTCTTTACTATTATTGATCCCGATTGTTTATATGCTTGTTTTAATTATCGTTCGTACACTTCTTAAGATTTTTTTTCCTCATAAAATTATAAATATTACAGTTATTAATAACGGAATAAAACAAACTCACACAGTCAAATTGGATGACTCTAATGCTTTAGTAAAAGCAATTAATGAAAGCCGTGGAGACTTTGAATTACATGGCAAATAAAAAATTTACTGCAACAACTGGGATCGGCGGAACAAGCGCTATTAGTTCAATTTTACTTATTATTATTGGAAACTTACCTCAAACTCCTGAAAATGAATATTTAATAAAAATTGGTACAATTCTTTCTCCTATTTTTGCTGCCGCTGTTATGTGGGTAATAAACTTTATATGGATAAAATCTGGCGTTCGTACATTAGAATTTCAAGAGTCTGAGTCTTCAATAAAAAATGGAATTAGCCATGCAGAAGAAATACTTAAAAAGAAAGGCCTTTCGAAAAAATACAGAGCTGAATGGGAAGATACATTAAACGGTCATAATAAAGCATTAAATAAACTTTACACTAACAAGACTAAATGATCTCGCCCTATCTACTACAGTCTTTAAAATACTGCTTAAATGCGAGAGCCCAAAACCCTATTAAAGATATTAAAGCAATTTTATCGTATCTACGCGCAAGTTTTTGAAAGATTGAATCTTGCAATCCTTTCATCGAGCCTGTTAATTCAAAGTTAGCTAACATATAGTAACCAACTTCATTTATTAATATAAAAAATACCATCCCAAAGATTATAAGCCAGATAGTTTTTGGGGATTCGATAAAACATAACAGTAAATTTCCAAACCAATTCATGATGTTAAAACCTCTTCTTTAACGTTTCGATCTTTCATAGGTAGTTGTGTTATATCTAGTGCATTTTTTAGATTTATAATATCAGAAGGGGTTGAATAATTAGATTCTACCTGCTCATATCTATCAATAAGTTTAATTAATAAATCCTTTAAAGTTTTGTTTGGCATAATGATATTGAGTTCAATTAGAGGTATATATCTTTCAATTGCTTGATTTAAATAAACTCTATAAATGATTGGCTTACATTTATTTTCTAATAGTAATAATAGCAATTCAAAACTAAAAGTAACTGAGGCATATACCTTCATAAATATTTCTTTATTATTAATAAAAAAATTCGGGAAGTTTTGATTAACCTTTTTTAACTGATGTTTCCTTGTGTCTTTATTGTACACAATACTGTTTAGTGTATATCCATCAAATGCATCAGTAAAAATACCTTCTTTGTTCAGTAAACCTAAAAAAACCACATCTAATTTTTGCAGACTATCTAATGTGATTTTTATTTCTTCAGCTTTTCTGACTTCTTCAACTTGCTGTTTTAATGTAAGAGTTTGTAATTGGTTTAATTGTGTTTGTTGCTCCATTAATTTTGCTTGTTGTTTTACGCTTTTCTCTGTGTCTGCTAAAACTTTTCGGGTATCAGCAAGTTCTTCTCTAGTTGCAGCAAGCTCTCTGCGTTGGAGGGTTATTGATAAAAGTAAAAGTAAAATTGTACAAAATGAAAAAATAGGGTTTAACATGCCACCTACATAATCGCCCATAGCTCCCCAATCTGCTCGATTACCAGGCCAATAATTTAAACGTTCGTTATATTGGAACATGTAAAAACTGCCAACACATATAGCGGTCAAAACTAAACCTATCATTATTCTAATTTCAAACTTTTCTAATACGCCTTCTTTCGCGCTATTTCGATTTTCACCAGTCAAAGTAACTTCCATTTATTATTCTTATATTCGATAGAAATAATAAACTCGTTCCCAAAATTAAACAACTGACTTAAAACATTAAACCCAACCATGTTTAAACACTGTTTAAACTCGACCCAAAATGTTTAAACATTTTTAAATAAACATTGGTAGCAGTTTTAATTTTTAGGCGCTTAGAATGCGTTTGGGAGATTTGCTAGGTTTTGAGTGAATGACTATATTTAAGATACATATTTTATTTACATCATTAAAAGGATTTTAAAATGTTTAAAAATATTATCGCAATTTTTATAGGGGTTACTTTAGCAGGTTTAGCACTTCTTACTATTTATGATGTTTATAGTAATGCAACTGCTAAAGCTATTGTTCATGAAATGGAGAGTATTGAAGAGCTAGCAGTTCAAGATGCACTTACAAATCAAAAAAGGTTAAAAGGGAAGGCTGCGAATGCTTTCAATCTATGTAAAGTCAGAGCCAGTGAAGATTTTGGAGATAAGCTTGAAATAATAGAGGTTGTAAAAGAAAGTCCAACGTATATTTCATTCATGCTTAAACACAATGACAAACGATTACATGTTCAATGCTCTGTTGCCTATGATAGTAATGCAATAGAGTCGTTTATTGTCTTATAAAATAAAAAAGCCCCAATCATGGATTGGGGCTTTTGCTTCATTCAAAGGAGTAACTATGTCTAAATCTACTAAAGTGAAGACCAAATCTGCTTTAGTGCGTTAATCATATGTCACTCTTTAACCAGTGACATATGTAAAGTACTTTACAGTGCAACTTAAATCATTTAACAAAGTAATCATGACACCTTAGTTGATTGAAAGATATCTGTAACGACCTTGGGCATTTCTGATTTTAGTTTTAACGGGAATACAGCATTTATAATAGTGCCTTTACTTACTTTTTGGATTTTACACCTCCCATTATAAGAAGCTGCTATGTCGCGCATAGTATAAAGTCCAAATCTATATTTAAAAGTTCGTATGTACCAACCAATACCTTGACCATTATCAATGATACTAACTTCAATTGTATCTCGCGCACGCTCAACAAAAACATTTACTCTATCTGCCTTACTGTGCTTACCAGCATTTTGAGCTGCATGAAAAACAAATGCATAAATATCACGCGCAAGTGCCGGTTCAATTTCTTTATCACCTAGGCTCAAACTGAAATTAAATACTGTATTATTAAATTCTATTAAACATGCAGTACCAAAAGATTGTAAGCCTTGTTTCAGAGAGCGCTCACCAAGAGCAGCATTACCATGAATTATAGGGATAATATTATTAATTGCATTATCTAAACAAACAAGCCCGTCAGCATGCTCATTAACATTAAAACTTCCACATAGCTTTTTAGCTTTCTCAATGTCATTCATAACCAACTCCAAGCTATTTTGCTGCATTTTTATACGCATCTCTCTATGCAGCTTTAAGTTGGTATTTAGAAAAATAGAAATAGCGAAAATAATTGCTGCACTAACAGCAATATTGAGCCCAATGCAAAGAAATAAAAACCAATTACTTTTATACCAATACCCGGTAATTGAAATAGGGTAATTTTCTCCATAATACCAGTTACTGTTTTTTGTTTTTGCGCGTGTTTGTATTTCATAAAAACCAGGCTCTATTCCATACAAAGGTACTTTTCAATCTATGGCCGATATCCACTTATCATTTAGGTAATATTGATATTCAACCGATCTAAAAAAATCATTAATACTTAAATACAAAGTTGTTTCCACATTTAAATCAACTTCTAATGGGTAGTTCACTTCAACTCTTTCACCTAATTTAAAGTAGTTAACTACTGGAAATATCTTATTTTCAATGAAATCTAAATCTATTGTACTTATACCAAGTTGGGTTCCAAATCTTAATAAACTACCTTTCAAATGAACGGAGTTTGGTGTGACATTTAACTTTGATGTGCCTGGAATTACACTAAAAGACTCTGCATACTTATATATTCCTGAAGAAGTACTAATCACTAGATTTTGTTCATGCTGCACAATATCAATAATATGTGTTGGTCCTGGCATTTGTTCAAACGTTTCATTTACCTGCTTATACAAACCTGTACCAAAAGTCGCCAAATATAAATCACCTTTGAATTTTATAATGTCGATTACTTTATATAAGTTAGTAGCGTGTACGGTAGCTGTTTTATTATCAACGATTAAAAAACCTTTGCCTGTTAAAACATAAATTAAATTGTCTATCTTTTTTATTCCGAGAATTTCATTTGAACGCAGCGCAATATTTATATATGGAACAGGTTTAGCTTTTTGAGCTTCTACGATATAAACACCATTAGTGTCAGTTGCTAAATATATATCATCATCAATTTGATGCACCCCTATAACCCAACCAGAATATATTTTTTTTATTTTCTGAGTTTCCAGGTTATATAAATATGCCCCCGTGTTACTTGCAATAACTAAATTAGAGTTAATAAATCCTAGATCATTTATGATATTTCCAATATCGGTTGATTGATTTATTTTACGATAACTTTCATTAGTTTTAATAAAAACACCATCGTCTGTTGATAAAAACGTCGTGTCACCATGTTTAATCATGCGATTATTTTCTGATTTTTTTTGTAATGAGTTATGTTCAATATTATTTTTAAAGATACTAATCTCATTTGTGGAAACAACCCAAAGGTTCGAGTGACTGTCTATAAAAACACGCCTTATTCTTTGTAGATCAGTTTTAATTGCCCCTTCAACAGCTTTTAAATCAAATAGGCTTAAAGTTAAAATATCCCCATTCCTCTCTATATACAGAGTGTTTTCATAAACATACATAGTTTTTGGCACTGTTGGCCAATCAACTGATATAGAACGGTTTGACTTATCAAAATAATTTAATTTACCATCACGCCACGCAACAAGACCGTTAGTACTATTAATTAACTTAGAACGTTTAGATATATAAGCATCAATTAATGTGTATTGATTCTTTGAAAATTGATAAAGGCCTGTATCAGTATCTATATAACCATCAGTGGATGATTTTATTTTCGGATTAGTTAACAATAAATTAAGCTGCGTATTGTCTTTAAGTCGATAAAATTCCATTCGATCTTGCAACCTTAAAACCAATATCCCCTCTTGAATACTCAAAGAAATAACATAGCTATTGTCACTAGATACTTTCAATACAGAACCATCTGTTAAATTTACCTGATAAACCCCAAAACTTTCAAAACCAACAATTAATACATTAGTTTTCTCATAATACCTAAGGTCTCTTACCCAAGCATTTGGAATATCATATACTTCTGATAAAGCTAAATTATTTTGACCATCATACAAAAAAGCGCCATTTTGTGTCGCAAAATACATAACCCCTTTTTTATCCTGTGCTATTCCGTATGTGTGACCAATCATATCTTCATTACTATTTAACAATTCAGCATTGACTGAAAAAGTAAAAAGAATAAAAATTAAGAAACTTATAAATACTTTCATCGCATCATGTCCTTATTAGGGGCTTCCGCCCCTCCCATCTCTGTTACTGATTACCGCGAGGAGGGTGAACAGAAGCTCCACAACTAGCCATAACGATTGGAAATTTGTTTATCTCAGTTTCATTAGAGATACCTTTAAACTGAATGTTTTGTTTTATAGCTTTAGGTACCTGGCCTTTTTGTTTATAGCTGATATCTGCATCTTTTGATGGGCTAATAATTAAAAATGTAGGTTTCCGAGGATCGTCTACTTTAGCTTTGTTATTCCAAAGGTTCATAACATATTCAGCTGCTTCCTCACCATAAAGGTAGAAGTAACTAGCTGCAACTAACTTAGCACCTTGCTCAGAAGTAACAATCACACCTGTATTTTCAAATTTAGAACCACAGTCAAATGTCATGTCTACAGTTAATTCTGAGCGATCTGGTAATAACAAAGTTGATTGAATATCCAGCAAGCGAGCTCTATCGGTAAAAGGCTCTATAGCCGTTGCAGTTATGCAAGTTAAAGAAATTAAAACAGTTGATAAAGTTAAAATTTTTTTGTTCAAAATATAATCCTTAATTATTTAAACCAACGAAATCGTACTCCTTGCAACTGCTGTAACTATTGTTCTGTCTCCACTGTACTCAAGAGCAGCATCAACCAAAACAGGTCGCAATGACTTACGAACCAGGAGTATACGCTCCGCTGATAAGTTTTTAGGTGCAAGTACTTCATCCATTATCGACTCAATCATTTTATCTATTTCTAAATAAGATGCTTTATTTGTTGATACGTTAGTTGTAGTTGCGGGTTGATCTACATCTAAATTAGCTTTAGTTTGATTTATTACTAATGTACTTTTTCTTTCATATTGAGATTGCACTTCAATACTAAATAATTCATCTAAAGAAATTCCTTTATCTAAACAGGCAGTAATTATACCTTCCCAAGGAAGAGTATTTCTTTTTAAAGATGCACCAACCGTTCCTAACGAAAGTCCCAAAGCTGTAGATAAAGCTCTATCACTAGTTACATTAAATATTACATGTAGCTTTTTAATAACGTTTGTAACATCAACTTTCTTAACACTATCAACAATCATAACTTGAAGTCAACTAAATATGTGGTTGATGCAAGCATATATTTAATTGACAAAAGAACTTGACAATCACATATGTAGTTGCATACATTAAATAAGGTAAACGCCAACCAAACATGTAGTTGACACAAAACTACTAAGGTAAAAATATCATGAAACCAATTAAATTAACATTCTCCCGTATACAAGAATTGTTAAGTGAAAAAAATATTCTTTTGGCTGATATAGCAGATGCGTTAAAAGTATCTCGTACGCATGTTTCTTTAATCGCGAGAGGTGAGTCAACGTCAAATCGCGTTGCAAACGCAATTGCCTTGTCACTTGACTTGCCTATAAATCAAATTTTTGGTGATAAATACGAAAGAAATCACAACCCAAACGAGAGAGCAACAAGAAAACAACAAGTTATTGAAGCAATTAGAGCTGGGCAACCAGTACCCCCACAATCTAATATGGCCTAATGTTAAATTGTTTACAAAGGATATTTACAGGAAATTTTTACTATGAAACTTGACCAGTTACCGTCATTGCTAACAAACGAAACCGCACCGGACTGTGAAATATACAATCAATTTTTACACGCTATAAATTTAGCTGCTCGGACTAGTGGAATAACCCGACATGGAATTGCAAATCGCATGAACCAGGCATTAAAAGTCGAAAGCATTATAGTTACGGAGTCTTCTCTTAATAAATACCTAGCACCTAGTACCGAGAAATACCTACCAGCGCATATGATCCCAGCATTACTGTGGGCTGTAAAAAGTATAGAGCCAATTAATGTTTTACTACAGCCACTAATGTTTAAAGCAGTTGATCAACGCGCACAAATGCTACAACAACACGCTGAGCTGGAAATGGAAATTGAAAAACATAAAGAGCTACAGCAAGAAATTAAAAATACGTTATTAACGAACCCATCTGATTAAGCCATTCAATAACTAAGAATTAAAGGAAACACCATGTCAATCAAAGACCAAGCTATGTCTGAAAATCAAGAATTATCAGTCTTTAGCGAAACAATGGCTTTAAAAATGGACTCACTCGCTGAACAAATTCAGTTAATCATTCCAGCAACACCTGAAGAAACGTGGCAAGAAATAGTTAAGTTAGAAGAACAAGCAGTCATTAACGCTGCCAAGAAAGGGTTGTTACTACTTACATTAAAGGAGAACTGTAAACACGGTGAATTTGAAAAGCGCTTTTTAAAATTGGGCATTGGTAGACGCTCTGCATTCGATGCAATGAGTGTGGCCAAAATGTTTTTAGCTTTACCAAACTCAAAATTGCAGACGTCTGCACTTTTGAATATGAACCAAAGTAAGTTAACAGAACTGGCCCGCTTACCCATAGAAACCATAGAAGCGCTAGATGATGACGACTTAGAGGCCTTTTCTGACTTATCAGTACGTGAACTTAAAAAAGAACTGCAACGCTTAAAAGCCCACAACATTGAATTAGACATTGAACGTGCTGATGCCATCAATGCGTGTGAGCAAGAACGTATGCGCAAGACTGCCAATATGCGTTTTGATATGCCCGTGATTATTTCACAAATGCGTGCAGATGCGATTGCTTATACAGGGCTACTTGATGAAGCGCTGAGTCAGTCTGGTTTACAAGTCACCGACTTAATTGAACAACGCTCTCTTGATTTAGATATGCGTTTGGCTGCTGCACAAACCATGCACCATTGCTGGGCCTCTATTTATCAGCAAGTAGGTCACATGTTAGAGCGTTTAAATGGTGAGTTTGGTGAGCAAGTACAGGGCATTGAAAACTTACCGCGATTTACAGCCGCCGAATGGGAATACGTTGAATCACAGCGTTCTCGTTTATTAGAAAGCTTTCAACTTGATATGAAACATTAATAGGAATTTTGATTATGACAATTTCTACACGCAAACCAGAACACAGAATGATATTCATAAGCCATGAAGACCAGCAGATAACCGCAGATGTCATGTCTTACAATGCAGGGTTAACGTCTTCAAACAAATGGAACCAAGAACAAGCTGAAAATTATGCAATAACTTTTACATCACCAAAGAGCCAGCTTGGGTGGGCGCTTTTACATCGTAAGTTACGGATGTTGTTTTCACCTTTTACGTATGAAACAGCATACGAAATGTTTGAACCCAACCCGTTTTTCACTCAAAAGAATACACACCAGGAGCAAGTATCATGAAATCAAGTTTAATAGGGGCAAATGAAGCATCTGAGTTTAATAAAAAATATCCCGTTGGTTCAACGTTTATTTACCAGCCATTTAGGGTGTTACGCGGTGGCAAAGGAGTTAAAACCGAATCGAAAGCCTTTTGGCTAGGTGGTGGTGATGCTTATGTAAAAGTGACGGGGATTAGCGACATTGTTACAACCAACTGTTTAACTCCTGCAGGTAATGTTTTTAAGGAGAATAGCTAATGCATGGCGCAGTGACAAAATATAAAAACCTTCCGGCAGTGATTGAAGATAAGGGCTGGCAAGAGGCAAGCCAAAAGGCACGTAATGAAGCGCTCAATAAAAGCGCCCTGGTTAAATTTTTATTAGTGCAAGATGACACACTTCAAATAGCCTATGAGACTTTAGTTAAAAAATATAACTCTAATACATGTATTCCCAGTCTAACTGAAGCGGTGAATTCACTCGGTAAAATGCCAAGTAGAGCAACAATATATAACTGGTGTAAAGCATATAAACTTGATGGCTTAAATGGATTGTTACCCCAATTTAAAGGTAAAGCAAAACCTGAACACTCATGGGCCCATAGATGTATTGAATTATATCATGCACCCAATTCACCTAGTTTTGCACAAGTGAGTGACCAACTGGTCAATGAAGGGTTTAAAGTTGAGCATCATAATGTCAGGCGCTTTATAAATGAATTACCCCATGAACTGGGCCAAAACAGCCCGTATCGCATTGGTGCCAAGCTGTATCGTGAAAAACACAAAGACTTTTTAATTCGCTCAACCGATAACATTAAACCAGGCTTTATTTATAACGGTGATGGTCATAGTGTGGACGTCCATTTAGCGCACCCTGTAACAGGTAAGTCGTATCGCCCAGAACTGGTGATATTTCAAGATGTGGCGAGTCGTTATATTGTTGGTTGGGAGTTAACGTATTCTGAAAATTCAATCAGTACGTTAACAGCGCTGAGTCGTGCTATGAAAAATCATTTAAATATCCCTGCCATGGTGTATATCGATAATGGCTCAGGCTTTAAAAGCAAAATGATGAACGATGAAACCTCAGGTTTTTATGCGCAGTTTGAAATTGAGCCGATTTTTGCGATACCTGGTAATGCGCGTGCTAAATGGATTGAGCGGTTTTTTCGCCATATGGAAGAACGTGTTGGTCGCAGATTTGAAAGTTACTGTGGTAAAGGCTTTGATGAGCGAAAATTACAACTTGTATTAAAAGAAGCAAACCAAGGAAAAACGAGATTACCATCTTTAGATGAATGGATTGCTGAATTTAAAGTTTTTTTAGACTATTACCACAATAGCCCGCACCCTGAACGGGCAGGTCAAACACGCCAGCAAGTATGGGATGAAATTGAGCGCGTACCACCTTGTGAGGGGGATTTTGTTATTTTGCCACGCGCAAAAGTCAATGTGCGCCGTGGTCAAATCAAATTACATAAGCGCACTTATACCGCCAACTTTTTACATCAATTCAATGGCAAAGAGCTGTTAGCGGGATTCGACTTACAAAATGATGAATACATTCAGCTTTATCAGTTAACAGGTGAGTTCATTATGATTTGTCAACTGAAACTCAAATCACATGCCTTACCAACTTCTCGCATTGATGAAAGAGACATTAAACGCTCACTCGACGCCATTAAACGCAAAGAAAAACACATTGCAGAGGACAGGGCACGCGCTGCTTTATCTAATGTCATTGATTCTATAGAGCTTGATACGGTTAAAAACCTGAGCGCTGATGTCAGCGACGTGGCAGGTGCAATTACTGAGCAAGCACCACATACGTTCGATATTGATTTAAATGCACTCACACCTGAGTTTGAAGAAGTCGCAACAACTGAGCCTGCTGAACTGTCAACTTTACTTCAAGTAGTGGATACACAAGACACCAACCCAGCACAGAAAACTGAAAACGATGTTTTGAAAGACTTATTAAAAGAATCTGAAGAAGATGAAGCCAATATTGAGGATGCAGAATATGAACTTTACTGAACATTACACAGCGAAAGATAAAAAACACGTGTTATTGATGAATGATGAAATAGACAATTTCAATATCACTGAAACAGAACTTAACTGTGGTTATGCCTATTCACAAATAAAAACGGTATTGGCAGGTGAGTCTCCAGTGAGGCCCACAAAATTAATTAGTGCACTGTGGGAGCATATATTCCCAAACACCAATGCGGATGAACTTGAAAGCACCGTCAGTAAGTTTAACCCAATATTTAATGATGAAGACAAGATATTATGCAGTCGCATTAAAATGCGCCTTCATTCAAAAGAAATGCGCGACCAAGCAATATCTGCATCAACAATTGCAAAATTAATTGACCGCTCACCTGCGACTGTCAGCCAGCTAATTAACGGAAAATACAAAGCCGTACCGACAAGTTTGCTTGAAAAAATATGGCATACCATTGCACCCATTGATTTAGTGCAAGCTGATAAAAATGCACAAGCTGAAGATACAAGCGATGCACCGAGTAAAGAAAAAATCATCTTAAAGTACGGTGAAGAGCCGTTTATTCAAACTGAAGTGTCAGAAATGATACGCCTTGCTTGTAACCAAGCAAAACAACAGAGGCGCTTTAGTGTCATTTCAGGTTTACCAGGTGTTGGTAAGTCCAAAGCGCTCGCAGAGTTCGTTAAAAATAATACTGATACCATTTTAATTGACGGCGGCGAAGAGATTAACAGTAAGTCCATTGTTGAAGAATTATGCTCAAAGCTTGGTTTAGTAAAAGCATCAAATACCGCAGTTAATATCAAGCGCATTATTAAAGTATTACAAAATGGCCCTTCGAGGGTGATTATTTTAGATGAAGCTGACAAATGTAAACCCAATGCGATGGACCCACTTCGTACTATTTCAGACAAAGCCTTAATCGGTGTTTCTTTGGTAGGTAATAGCAGTTTAGTCGATAAACTACAAAGCCAAGAGCGCTACGAACTGATTGCCAGTCGTGTGTGCTTTTGGCCTAAACCCATCGCCCAAGTCTGTGTAGAAGATATTCGTTCATTATTTTTAAAGCTGACCCAAGGCACCTTAGTGCTTGCGGATGACAGTGACAAATGGTGGATTTGGCTACATAAGCGCGTGGAGGGCAACGCGCGCGAACTGGTGAATAATTTACTGCCGCACTTGTTGAATTTTAGTTATAAGAACATGGGCAAAAAAATAGACAAAGCCATGGTGAACTCCATTTTTGCCAGTGTATTAAATAAACCTGCAATTTAACCCGAGTTACTTATTTAAAGACAATTTAAACAGCGTTTAACGCCTGTTTAAATTGAATATTAAAGGAATTTAAAATGGCTTTTTCAATAAAAATAAACACTCAAAATTACAACGTAAACTTAATAATTAACCTGAATTCTGGATAAGAAGTGAACTTATTGCCCACCTAGCGATCAGATCTTTCGACCAAGAACGATTTGAAAGCATAACGGTGGGCAGATGAATAAACTAATTGAAATTTTTTGCGATGTCGATGATTTTTGTCATCAGTTTTTACCCGAATGGGAAGCGCTATTAATCTCTGACGGCACTAAAAAGCGTAGGCGCAGTTCGAAAATGTCTACAAGTGAATGTATGACTATTATGATTGCTTTTCATCAGTCAAATCATCGTGATTTCAAGAACTTTTATATTGGTCTGGTCAGACGATATTGGGGGGA